GGATCAACATTAGAAATGCCATACTATTTAACCTCCTCTAGCATTGTCTTTCGCTCATAAGCCAAGCGAATATTCTCTGCTTGTTTGTCCAGTTCATCCTGCAAAGCACGTATCTTTTCTTGTGCTTGGCGTATCTCGTGCTCTGCAATCTCAATCTCACCGCATACACTCATCAGTCCATCCTTGTTATGTAGTGCTTACCGTCAGGCATAGGCAAGGCAAGTATAGCTGCCTCATAGAAATAAGCTGTGCCATTGGGTGTATCCATCTTGCCTACCCAAGTCATATCATCATCTTCCTCATAGCTACTACGATATGAACCATCATCTAATACTTCACCCTTAAACTTGTACAAGCTACCAAAGCCGTAGGCGTCAGTCATATACTTTATAATGTCCATACCCTTGCCAAATATAACCCACTCTTTAACCCATATCGGTAGAATACCTAGCGCTTCAATCAATTGCCTATCAGGAATGTCTGCGTATTCTTTATTGTTTAGCTGTAGTTTTGTCATGTTACGCTACCTCCTCAGTTTTCATCTTGTTAGGGTTAATTAATTCACACATAGCCAAAGCAATAGGCAAGTCCATGTCGTTACCTTTTTCTACTGACTTGCGTAGTGCATCCTCAATGCGTTGCATTGCTTCACGTATTATGTCTAATTTTTGCTGTTCATCAAGTACCATTTATAGTACCTCCACATAATCAAGCATCATATCTTGTACAGTATCAAGTATATCATTAAATCTATTTTGTGCAACCTCAGTGTAACACTCATCACCGTTTTCGTCTTTTAGCCAAATATCGTCAAAGTCAGCATCACCTCTGGCGTATGCATCTTCTAGCCATGCACCTGTAATATCTGCTGATAGTTCTAGGAATTGTTCATTAGTTATTTGCATTGGATTAGTCTCCTGTTTTGTGTGTTGCATTTATTACTTACCATCATCCTAGCATTGCACCTCAAACAATGCTAGGGTAAAAGTAAGTCTTAACGCTTACCCTGCAAAGTGGCAAAGCTTACGCTTGGTTTGACGGTTAGGCTTGCGTTCAATGTAGACGCTACGTCTGCCTAAGTGTAGTTGTGTCATACAATCACCAGTAACTACCTTATAGCCACGACTACTATCTTTGCGGTTAGGCTTACGCTTACGGGTCAACCCTTTGATCCCTGCAAAGTTAAAACGAAAGCCATTAGTACCATCATTGAGGGGCTTAGTTGCGAATAATATAAACATGATTGTGTCTCCTTATATACATGTTTGGTTTCTCTCTATAGTCCAAGTATAGCAAATTAAAACTATACTTGAACCACCATTTGCGACAAGTTATGTTTTGTTTGCGTCACATTCTAAAAAATATTCACGCTCTGATAAATCATCCTCACATAAGCAGGGGTAAGCGTTCAATTCATCAATCATTATTTTAGCTTTGTTAATTGATACGGTATCACTTGCATAAATTTTTATCCACTCAATCCATCCGCAGGCCCAGTTTCTCTCACGGATCACTTGCACGGTTTCGCTTTCACCGCCTAGCCTAGCAAGCGCAACATGAAAATTGCTTTCATCAAGGACATCACTGTCTCTATTTCTGCCTAAAAAGGCGTAAGAGTTAAAGTGATTGTCGCCAGCGTAATATTCTGGTCTAGTCCATTTATCTAGTGTATACATTTTATTTGTCCTTTTTTGTTTAGTGTTAAAGTTAATATTCATATGGTGGCACTACAAAGATTAACAAGTAATGCCACCCTAAAAATATTCTCACTTACGGATAACAAAACCAGTATTATCATACTTTGCATCGCCTTTTTCTTTAAGCAATACAATGCACCCTACTGGATCAACTGGCCTGTAGTCGTGCTTGTCGCCGTCCGTTACTTTCCAAGTCGTTTTAAATAGTGGGATATATTGCATAGCTAATGCAGTGTCGTATACGACTTTACTAGCTACAGCCGCAACGTTGCCGCCATTCTTTAACACTTCAAAGACAGCCTCGTCGTTGTCTTCTTTACGACTAAAGGTTAAATGGTAATTACTTGGCATTTTACCACTTGCCCAAGCAATAGCACGTTTAGTTATAGCAGTGTAGTCATAGAATTGCACGTCACTAAAGTAGTCCATAAGCGTAATGGTATGTTTCCCTATTGTAACTTTTAACCGTTCTACTGGTAGGTCACTTGTAGCATTTAAACGGAAAGCTATTTCTTCGCCGTTACGCTTTGCCTTGTTATACTTGGAAAGCATCTCAAAGAATAGAACGGCAAGGAAAGCCTTACGCTCTTTGAAATAGGCTTGCGTTTTAGTAATACGACTGGTGTTTTTCTGGTCCATGTAAGCCGGATTGCCAGCAGTATGTAAACAAGCCATAATGCAACCTTTGCTAGCCATAGCGCAAACATTAAAGCCGGATAGGTTATAAGGTGCTAAGTGTAATGGATAAGTATTCACGTCTACTTCTTTGCCGTTCTTTGCTACTTTTGGGTTCGCTTCTGGTTGTGCCAGTAACGTGCAAACATTGTGGCCTTTGCTTTTAAGATAACGTATCGCTTGTGCTTTTGATGTAAAACCGTTGACGTTCATTTTATTGATCCTTCTTAGATGTTTTGTTGATATGGTATTCTTTCCAAAGCTTTTCAAGTAAAGCTAATAGGTTTTCTTCTATTGTGTCTTCATAAGGTGTTTTTGAGATTTGCTTAGTCATGGTGTATTCTCCTTTGCTAGTTTAATTGTCTTTTAGGTAGCACCATATTGTGATGCTACCAGAGAGAAAATTAACTATTGTCAGCTTCATACTTTTTAAACTCGTGATAGGCTATTGTAGCATTACAAATTTTCATTTGTAGAGAGTGTTGAGCATGGCCCAAAATGTTTAATGCTTCTTGATTGTTGAATACTTCTTTTAACTCATACGCTGCATCTAATGATTTTATATTCTTTAAAGCTAAGGTTTGTATCTGTCTTTCTGATAATCCTTTGGCGTCTAGTTCAGCTTGCGTATGGGTTGCTAGTTTGTTGTGTGCTAGTTTAATCATGGTAGACCCTTTCTAAAGATCAAAAGTTAAAAGATAAAACCTTCAGTATAGACTATTCAAAAAAGTGCAATTGTGACGTAACGTCACTTTGATAAATATGTGAGTTTTAAAAAATTTATTGTTTAAAATCAATGGGGGCATTTGCAGCACATAGGTCAGCTGCTGACATAGGCAAAGCAATTTTAGAGGGTAGTATATGCTGCAATGCTTTGTATGGGATAGGGTATAGAATAGAGCTTTTCTTTTTGGGATTGTTTGGAATTGTATTGCTTTGGTGTTTTGTACATCCAAACCTAGTTAATTGAACGGTTGTTCAAATCTATACTGTTTTACCCACAATTTCCTTATGTACTGACAGCATATCAGTAATAATCTGTAATAAAAACAATACTTTATCAGCAGAATACAGCAGCAGCAAACAAAAGAGACAAAACCTACAGCAAAGAATGTAACAAAACCGACACTTCAAAGACCAGCAGCGACATCAGGCCCCGGCGAGGGCCACAGGGGGGTCTACCGTATATGTATATGTACTCTGCAACACACGGGGTTTTTACTTTTACTGTGTTCAAACAGCAACACACATGGATTATTATACAATGATAGTGTATTTTACATATTGACAAGGGGTAATACTTGTGTAAAACTACGAAGTAGAAGTAGTATAGTTAAACATAGAGTTAAAACTATTATAAATCGATTATAATATAGTTAAACTTATAGTTAAACTAAGGATTAATTAAATAAATATAATAAAACCTATTGACAACTATACGTAAACTGTGTTAATATTATTTTATAACTATAATAACAATAAACTATAGTTAAACTAACAGTGTTACAAGCACAATAGGGTATTGCCCTCTCATGTGTCTCCTCTCTCCCAGTACTTTATATGTACTTGTAACACTTTTTTCCCAGTTTAAGTTAAATATGTATTGACAATGAAGAAGAAACGTGTACAACTATATGAGAGTGAAAGTGTTATAGAGGATTTTTACAGTGCTCTAGCATCTAATAACTCGTATGCTATGAAAAAGGTACATATACCTAAGTCGGATGTGTTTTACGTAAGAGAAGCTATTCACAATAACACAGGTGAGTGGTATACACTGGATCATGTAGAGAGAGCCATGTATCTAGAGGGGCATTTAGAGAGACACGAAGTGTTAGACCCTGACAGAGAAAGAAAGTATGGTTAAATATGTATGTAATGGTCCTCGTATTAATAATGGGTGGTGGCTTTAAGGTAGCATCTGATCAAGTTTTGTACACAAGTATGGAATTGTGTGAAGCATCTATGTACACTCAACTAAAAGCGCTTAACTCTAGTAGACCTTTCCCTGATTCTTTTGCTACAGCAGCCTGTACTGAAGTACCAATGCCACAAGATACTAAACCTAACGTATAGGATAGCCCAGTATGGCTGATAAGATGCCAGCTAGAAACAAAAAGAACTTTCGTCCTACCAAGCAAGGTGCAGGTATGACAGCAAAAGGCGTGGCTGCTTATCGAAGGAAGAACCCCGGCAGTAAATTAAAGACTGCTGTGACAGGTAAAGTAAAAGCTGGTAGTAAAGATGCAAAGCGTAGAAAGTCTTTCTGTGCTAGAAGCGCTGGGCAGATGAAGAAGTTCCCTAAAGCTGCCAAAGACCCTAACTCTAGGTTAAGACAAGCCAGAAAAAGATGGAAGTGTTAGACTTATGATATCAACGAACCCTTCTCATCACGTAAACCCTGCCCCCTATGTGTTAAATGACTATCGTATACAAAGTCAAGCTAGGAGGGTAGAACGTGTTGAGAAGGACATAGAGCGTACCCAGCGCTCAGTGAATAATTTATATAAGAAACAACAGATGCACCAGTTAGTCTTGCGAAAGGAAAGAAATGCCGTATCTACAAAGTAACATACCGTATTTTAAAGCATGGGTAAGAAGAGAGTATACAAAGAACGAAGAAGAGTATCACGGAGAGTTTCTTCACGCTATGGTAGTAGCAGTGACAACGATGCCCAACAGGACTCTAAGCTTTCAAGTGATATTTACAGGGTGCGAGTCAGACGGTTTGGAAGACGAGCAGAACGTACACGGAGGGGCGATGTGGGCTAGGATGCCTCTAACAGCCCTCGTAGCTGACACGCCTTTAGGAGAGTGGCCTGAAGAGTTACCACCTCATATAGCACAGCCGTGGGACTGCATGTCTCACAATCATTCTGTGTATGTGCTAGATAGAGCTACCCCGGCTCCGTGGATAGCAAAGATAGATGACGAGTTTTACCCTGCTAGGTATTACTTTACTGTTGACTACACTGACAGTGAGATAGCTGATGACCCAGCGCAGCACAAACAAAGTCATGTGCTAGAGTTATTAGATGCAGGTGAATATACTGGTAACATAGTTGCGTTACCCAACAATAGAGTGAGAGTAACTCACCCAGCTTGGTTTGAGACAGGACAAGGTGCTCCTGACTTTAAGCCTAACCAAAACATATATCACTCCAAACTAGACGTAGAATACGTTTGGGATACGCAACGAGTGTTCAACAATCTATATAAACAAGAGGAATAAGTACTATGGCAATGATGAAGAAGAAGGGCATGGCTAAGGGTGGTAAAACCAACGGCAAAGCTAAGATGAAGAAAAAAGGCATGGCTCGTGGCGGTAAAATGAAAAAAGGTTACGCTATGGGTGGCAAGCTAGGCGGTGGAATGACACTACCTAATATTCGTGCTGCAGCTAAGTCTAAAGGCTACAAGCTAGTTAAAGGGTAGTAGCTATGATGTATAACCCTACTCAAGCAGATCAACAAAGACAACGCAGTATGATGGAAATGCGTAAAGGCGAACCTCTTTCAACCAACAAAAAACCTATGACAGGTATGGCTGAAGGTGGTGCTTTAAAGGATGTACCAAAAGGAAACACTGGACTAACTAAGCTTCCTACAGGGGTACGAAATAAAATGGGCTTCAAGAATAGAGGCGGTTTAATAAACAATGGACAGTCAGACTACAGAAAGTCTGGAATGTTCTATGGCAAAGGAGACAAATAAATGTCAGCAACAGCAACAAGGCAAGATGGTATTGAAGTATACGAAACTCCAATAACTCTTACTACTATTAAAGCAGCGATAACTAGTATCACTGATTCAACTAAGACAGTAACAGCAGCAGAGTCAGGCACTATCTTTAGCTTGAATCGTGCAGGTGGTATTACTGTAACACTACCTACAGCAGCAGCAGGTCTTACATATGAGTTTCATGTAGGTACAACCTTTACAGGAACTATGACTATTAACGCAGACTCTAGCTCAGATACCTTGCAAGGCATGATTACTATGATTGACAAGGATGAAGTAGGCGGTCTAGCAGCGTTAAATGAAAACATTGACACACTAGCTTTTGCTTGTCCTGCAGCAGCAGATCACCAGATTGTAGCTGATGGTGATACCAAAGGCCGTTTCATTGGCGGTATGATTAAGTACACCTGTATTACTGATTCTAAGTGGGTTGTAACTGGTCATCTATTTGGTGACGGTACTGCAGCAACTCCGTTCACATAAGTTAGGATATAATATATGTCAACTTCTGTAGGCACATTTCAACCTAACACGTTACAGTGGAGTGTACAAACAAAAGTAACTGTAGATAATACTGCAGGTAATACTGCACACTTTACTTGTACTGGCTTTAAAGTTGTACACCTTCACGCTGATCAAGAGTTTCTAATTAACTTTGGTGCTGCAGAGGCAAACTGTGGTGCTAATGATTTAGAACTAGAGGCAGGTAATTACACTCTTGCAATACCTGACGCTGTTGGTAATGCTGTTATAATGAATATCTTAGCAGCAACAAGTGATAACGTAACAGTTAAAGTAGTACTATCTTAAAACTTTGCAATCCCAGCATAACGGGGTTGCATTATTGTCTGTTTTAATTAAATAAAAAATGTGTAAAACTATCTCTAGCACAACAATAAAAAAGGAGATAGTGCATGTTTAGAAAGATAATTAAATTCATACAGAAAAGCCAAGAACGTAAAGTAGCTTTGTGGCAGTTAAAAAATATGAGTGACATGGAGTTAAAGGATATAGGAGTAAGTCGTGGCGAAATCTACAGGAAAGTCTACAGTAAATAAAGCTGGAAACTACACTAAGCCAGCCATGCGTAAACGACAATTCTCTAGAATAAAGTCTGGTAGTAAAGGTGGTAAGCCGGGTCAGTGGTCAGCACGTAAAGCGCAGATGCTGGCCTCCGCTTACAAAAAAGCAGGAGGAGGATACAAATAATGTTTAGATATTTAAAAAGAATATGGTGTGCTTTACTAAATCGTAAATGTCACCCAGAGTGTGACTGCTGTTAAATGGCCCTAGCTAAATCTCAGAAGAGTCTAAAGTCATGGACAAAACAAAAGTGGCGTACTAAGAGTGGCAAGCCTAGCGCTAAAACTGGTGAACGGTATTTACCTAGTGCGGCTATTAAGTCTCTTAGCTCTTCTGAGTATGCCGCTACAACCAGAGCTAAACGACAAGGCACTAAGGCAGGTAAGCAGCATGTGGCTCAACCTAAGAAGATCGCAAAAAAAACCAGAGCCTACAGGAAAGTGAAGTAGCGCATGTGGAACTTAATAAACGGAGCTTGGACTATAGCTGGCTTTATTAAGATGTACATGGACAGAAGAAAAAGAGTAAAGAAAAATGGCAAGAGCACTGAACGAAAAGCAGACTAGGTTTCTAGAGGTCTTGTTTGAAGAGGCTGGTGGAGATGCTGTGACAGCTAAAAAGTTAGCTGGCTATAGCCCCAACACGCCTACATCTCTTATTGTGGAGACACTCAAGGATGAGATATTTGATGCTACTAAAACGTATATGTCTAGAATTGGACCCAAAGCTGCAGTCGCTTATGGTAGGGCTTTGGACGATCCTACCCAACTAGGAATAAAAGAAACACTTATGGCTGCAGGTCAGATACTAGATCGTGCAGGTATAGTTAAGACTGAGAAGGTAGCAGTAGAATCTTCAGGAGGTTTGTTTATATTGCCACCCAAAGAGAACGATGCTACTACAACTGAAGAATGAAAGACCCCTACAGCATGAATACTGGATGCTTCCTAGAGTTCCTTACAAAGCAAAACTCTGGATGCGGATACCCAGACTCAGCCAATATATACCGTTTGGATATGAGGTAGACCCTGAAGATGAGGATTGGTTAAATCCTATATCGACAGAGTTAGAGTTAATAGAGTTAGCGAGAAAGCACGTAAAGCAGTACAGCTTGAGACAAGTTGCAGCTTGGCTAACCACACAGTCAGGTAAAAGCATATCACATTACGGTTTAAAGAAAAGATTAGATGTCGAAAGAAAGCGAAAGAGGATTACTAAGATTAAACGCCAGTATGCCAAGCGGCTCGAAAAGGCGTTACGTCAGATCGAAATCCTCGAAAAAGAAAGAACAGGAGCCTACGCCTACGAAGAAGATAACGACACAGCCAGCACAAGTTAAGCCCCCAGAGTATGACGTAAAGCAAGCACAGAGTGTCGTTTTTCAACCTAACCCCGGCCCACAAACACAATACTTAGCATCTTCTGAACGTGAGGTACTATACGGTGGGGCAGCAGGAGGTGGGAAAAGCTATGCAACACTAGCTGATCCCTTGCGTAACTTAAACAATCCAGACTTTAGTGGGCTGCTAGTACGACACACAACAGAAGAACTAAGGGAACTAATACAGAAAAGCCAAGAGCTATACCCTAAAGCTATACCCAACATCAAGTGGTCAGAGCGTAAGTCCCAGTGGACTACACCCAGAGGTGGCACACTGTGGATGTCTTACCTAGATAGAGACACAGACGTTATGCGGTATCAAGGGCAAGCATTTAATTATGTAGCTTTCGATGAGTTGACTCAATGGAACAGTCCCTACTCGTGGAACTACATGCGTTCAAGATTACGTAGTGCAAACAAAGACTTAGGTTTGTACATGAGAGCAACAACAAACCCCGGTGGTCCCGGTCACGCTTGGGTTAAGAAGATGTTCATTGACCCAGCTAAACCTAATACGCCTTTCTGGGCAACGGACATTGAGACTAGTGAGGTTTTAAAGTTTCCACAAGGGCATAGTAAAGCTGGTCAACCCCTATTTAAACGGAGGTTTATACCTGCTAGTCTCTTTGATAATCCTTATTTAGCTGAGAGTGGTGACTATGAAGCTATGCTTTTGTCACTACCAGAGCATCAAAGAAAGCAGTTACTAGAAGGGAACTGGGATGTAAACGAGGGAGCAGCTTTCCCTGAGTTTAACAGAAAGATACACGTAGTTGATCCACACGATATACCTAGAAGTTGGGCTAGATTTAGAGCTTGCGACTACGGGTATGGTAGCTACACAGGAGTTGTCTGGTTAGCAGTAAGTCCAAGCGAACAGTTAATAGTTTATAGAGAACTATACTGCTCAAGAGTTACAGCAACAGACTTAGCGGATATGATATTAAATGCAGAGAAAGATGACAATATCAGGTACGGCGTGTTGGATAGCTCCCTGTGGCACAAGCGTGGAGACACTGGCCCCTCATTGGCTGAACAGATGAACCAGAAAGGATTGCGGTGGCGTCCTTCTGATCGTTCCAAAGGTTCAAGGGTGGCAGGTAAGAATGAGCTACACCGCCGTTTGCAGGTGGATGAGTTCACTGAGGAGCCAAGATTAGTGTTCTTTTCTTCCTGCACCAACACTATAGCACAGCTTCCCGGTATACCGTTAGACAAAAGAAACCCAGAGGATGTAGACACAAACTCAGAAGACCACTTGTACGATGCACTAAGGTATGGTATAATGACAAGACCACGTAGCTCTTTGTGGGATTATAATCCTGTATCACACAGGACAGGCTTTCAAGCTGCTGACTCAACATTTGGATATTAGATAACATGGCTGAAACAGAAAATAACCAAAGCGAACTATTTGAGACAGATGAAGTATCATCTATTAAAGACTCTGATGAGCTAGATGCACAGAGTGTTGTAGCTTTTGTACAAAGTAAGTTTAGTCGTGCAGAGGACGCTAGGTTTGCAGATGAGAATAGATGGCTACGTGCTTACAGAAACTATCGTGGTTTATACAACTCAGATGTACAGTTCACAGAAACTGAAAAGTCTCGTGTATTTATTAAGGTAACTAAAACTAAAACACTAGCTGCATACGGACAGATAGTTGATGTGCTGTTTGGTAGCTCTCGCTTCCCCCTTACAGTTAATCCTACTACGTTACCAGAGGGCGTAGCTGAGTCTATGCACCTAAGTATCAACCCCCAAGCAGAGGAAGCTAAAGAGCAACTAGAAGATGCATTTGGTAACAAACCCCCTGTCACACTGTTGTTTGATCCTAACGAGAAGCTAAAGCCCGGTGAAACTATGTATGACCGCATGAAGCGCATGGGTCCACTAGAGGATAAGCTAGAGTATGCCTCAGATAAGATTATAGAAGGGCCGGGTACAACACAAGACACAGTTACATTTCATCCTGCTATGGTGGCAGCTAAGAAAATGGAAAAGAAAATACATGACCAGTTAGAGGAAAGTGGTGCAAATAAGCAACTACGTCACACTTCTTTTGAGATGGCCTTGTTTGGCACTGGAATTATGAAAGGGCCATTTGCTATAGATAAAGAGTATCCTAACTGGGGTGAAGACGGTAACTACGATCCTACAATAAAGACTGTACCATCTACGAGTCACGTATCCATATGGAACTTTTATCCTGACCCTGATGCATACAACATGGATGAAGCAGAGTATGTAGTAGAACGTCACCGCATGACACGCTCACAGATACGTGGCTTAAAGTCAAGACCCTTCTTTAGAGAAGAGTCCATAGATGAAGCTATAGCTATGGGCGAGTCCTACGAAAAGAAATACTGGGAACAAGACATGGAGGATGATGCACAGTATAGCTCTGCTCCATATCGCTATGAGGTACTAGAGTTTTGGGGCTACGTAGATACAGACATCTTAGCAGAGCATGGAGTGACTATACCTAAAGACTTACGTGACTCAGAACAACTAAGTGTAAACGCTTGGATATGTAACGGTAAAGTACTGCGATTAGTTCTTAACCCATTTAAACCAGCACGTATACCTTATTACGCTGTGCCATACGAATTAAACCCTTACTCATTCTTTGGGGTAGGTATAGCAGAAAATATGGATGACACACAGACCCTTATGAACGGCTTCATGCGTATGGCGATAGATAATGCAGCCCTAAGTGGTAATCTTATAATTGAAGTAGACGAGACTAACTTAGTACCGGGTCAAGACCTATCCGTTTATCCCGGCAAGGTGTTTAGAAGACAGGGTGGCGCACCGGGTCAGGGCATCTTTGGTACTAAGTTCCCAAATGTAGCTGCTGAAAATATGCAGCTATTTGATAAGGCGAGAGTATTAGCAGATGAAAGTACAGGATTCCCAAGTTTTGCACACGGTCAAACAGGTGTTAGTGGAGTGGGAAGGACTGCTTCTGGTATTAGTATGCTTATGTCTGCAGCTAACGGCTCTATACGAAATGTTGTAAAGAATGTAGATGACTATCTTGTTGCACCACTAGGTAAAGCATTTTTTGCTTTTAACATGCAGTTTGATTATGATGAAAGTATCAAAGGTGACTTAGAAGTAAAAGCTCAAGGTACAGAAAGTCTTATGGCTAACGAGGTACGCTCCCAGCGCTTAATGCAGTTCTTAGGTGTGGCCTCTAATCCTATGCTACAACCTTTTGTAAAATCAGATTACATCATACGTGAGATAGCTAAGAGCATGGACTTAGACCCTGACAAGGTGACTAACTCTCTAAGTGATGCAGCTATACAAGCTGAGATACTCAAGAAGTTCGCAACGCCACCAGAAGCACCAGAGGTAGCGCCACAAGAGGGCGCACCCCCACCTGAAGGTGTAGCTCCTCCCCCAGCAGGTACAGGCGTAGCTGATACTACAGGCGCAGGTGGTGGCACTATAGGCACAGGCACAGCACCAGTACCGGGCGAGCAAGGATTTACTGGTACATGATAATAAAGAAGCTAGTAAATGATAAGCCTCTGTGGGATGGTTTTGTAAAAGTTATACAACAGAAGATAGAGACAGCCCAGCGCAAGTTAGAACAAGAGACTAGCATGGAGGGTATCTATCGTGCTCAAGGTGAAATAGCTGCACTTAGACGCTTGACATATTTAAGGGATGAGATAAATGGCCTTAAATCCTAAAAGAAGACAAGACCCTGAGGGTCGTTATGCAGAGCGTGTAGATAATGTCACTTTAAAAGACGCTGCTACTTTTATAGCAGAAGCCACACCTATTATTGGTGATGCTATAGCTGCTAAAGAAGTGTACGATGAGTTACAAAAGGACGAACCTAATTATCTGTTAGCTGGTGCTTTAGGTGGAGCAGCTATAATAGGTTTGGTTCCCGGCATAGGAGATGCAGCAGCAGCAGCTATAAAAAAGGGTGCTCGTACTGCATTAGATACAGCTAAACGTATTGAGGTTGATCCTGACGCTGTTGGATCACTTGGTGGTAATATTAGATTAAAACCTAAACAAGAAGAACCGTTTAATAAAACTAGAAAAGCATATAAATTATTTATACAACGAGAAGAAAAATTATACCCTTTATTTGTAAACGCAGCAGATGAAGTTCCAGTAGGAGAATTTTTAGAAGCAGACTTTCCTAAAACAGCATTTAAAGGTAAGCGAACTTCTAAATCAGAAGAGATGGTTTATGTACCAACAAAAGGAGCAGAAAGAACCAAAGGTGAAAAATCAAAAGGAACAGGTGATCTTGTAATAATACCTGATAAAGAAACTGCAGACGAATTAAAAAAATCAGGTTTTACTATAGTTATTCCTAAAGACAAAAAAGCTAGAGCAAGCGCACCTCATGGTAAAGTATTGGCAGTTAAAGGAAGACCCGGTTGGCATGCTAGTCAAAAACCAGTTGCTACACACTTAGGGCCAGAAGATTTAATTATAGATGCATCAGAAAAAAAACTACTGCTAGATGCAGGAATACCTAAACAAGCCTTTAAAGAAAAAACATTTAACTATATAGATGGAAAGTTAATATCTGCAAATGATGCAAAAAAACTACCAAAAAATAAAAAAGAAAAAGTAAAGACAGTTAAAAAGTTTTACGTTAAAAGAAGAGCAGAAGATCAAGTATTTGCAGAAGTAGATATGGCAGATGATGTAGATTATGAGTCTATATTAAAGTCACAACGCAAGAAAGATATAAATGATAGAGTGCCTAAAGGTGGTAGTTATAGATACCAAGATGGGCAAGCAGACAGTGACTTTTGGGTTGTAGGTGGTGACATGAGAGTAAACCGCATATTAACTAGAGAAGAATCAAAAGCCGCACAAAAAGAATTAGGTGTAAAAGATTTACCATACAGAGATGAAGTAGAATCTATATTAAAACGAAAGTTTGCTGAAGGTGGTTTAATAGGAGAAGATATGTACACAGGTGCTGAAGATTATAAAGTTACATCTAGTTATGGTGCTGCTACAAATGAACTAGAGGGCTTTAGTTTAGGTGGTAAAACTAGTGGCGATACTCAAATGGATGAAATACTAAATGAAACAAAAGACCCAGTTAGCGGTAACACTGCCCCAGTAGGAGCTACGACTGCAGAGGTACGTGATGATATCCCTATTATGGCAAGCCCTAATGAGTTTATGATTGATGCAGCAACCAGACGCTACTACGGTACACCTTTCTTTGAGAACTTACAGGCTGCTGCTAAACAAGGCTTTCAAAGAATTAAACAGGGTGATGAGTCTTTCTTTAGAGATGATGAGTTGGAGCTACAACAAGAACCACAAAATATGCAAGAAGGTGGAGAAGTAGAAATACCTAATCGTGAGATACCTGCACCTACTGGCGGCGGCTTTGGCGGCTATGGTGGTACAGGAGCTATGTTCACTGGCTTTGAATTTAAAACTTATGTACACGCAACAAAACCAGAAATAGATATAGTGTCTTTTAATGGTAGACCTCTTAGACCTATACCAGAGGGATATACTTTAAAAGCAGGTACGCCTGTAGAACAGCAAGAACAAAAACGAACTAGTGATGATAATGATAATGATGATGATGATGGTGGAGGTGGACTAGAGCCACCTAAGACTTGGAGAAACACAGACGTTAGTAAGTGGACAGAAGATTACTACGCAAGTTACGCCAATGATTTAACTAACAATAAAAATGCAGGAAAGCCATCTATGATAGAAAGAGCTATGCTACAACTTGTAGGAAACATAATAGTTCCCGGTGGTGGCTTTGCTCTTGAGAAAATTGTTAATAATGACAGTAGAAAAAAAGCAGATCAGATTTTAACTAATACATCTAATTATTTAAAAACAGGAAAAGATGATGATGGAAATGTTTTAACTGCAGCGCAGCTAGATATATATAATAAAGCTAGGGTAAATGCAAACTTTGTAAAGATGAATCTCCAAACTAAAAAGAATATTTTTGATTTTAGTAAAGCTGATCCCTTTGCATCCGACTCACCAGAAGCTGCATCTATAATACAACAGCAGCAAGACTACATCAAAACACTTAGAGATAAGGATGATGATGATGACGATAATAGACCTCCTATGTTTGGTGGTGCTCCCGGTACATTCTATGGTGGTACTGAACAAACAGAAACAGACTTAATACAAGATGAAAGTTTAGACGATGATGAGTTCTTTGAAGAGTTTGAAAAAGGAACTCCCGGCGGCGTAGGTAACGTATAGACCACAACGATAAGGCTACCCGGCAATAATGCTGGCCCCATATAAAAAAGGAAAACAATATGGCAGAACTAACAGAAGTGGAAACACCAAAAAATGCAGGATTTGTACAGTCTAAGGGTGGACGTAGCGCCAACCAGAAACGTATAGAAAAAGATGAAGCCGAACTTAAAGCCCTCGTTGAGGGAAACAAATCAACCCCAACAGAGGAAGAGGCTTCCCAAGAAGAAACGTCCGATACAGAAATTAAAGAAGAGACGTTATCTGCTGAAGAAAGAACGTATAAAAAACGGTACGGTGATCTACGCATCCATCTAAACAAACAAGCTGAAGAACTAAAAGAAATAAAAGCACAGCTAGAAAAAGCAAAGACAACTGGACCTGTACGTGCGCCTAGTTCTGATGAGGACATAGAGGCGTGGACAAATAAGTATCCTGACATAGCTGGACTAGTAGAGACTATAGCTGCTAAGAAAGCTGATGAGAAGTTTGCTAAAGCAGATAAGCGTCTACAAGAGATAGATAAAATAAACGCTGACACCCAGCGCTCTAAAGCAGAGAATGAAATACGTACAGCACACTCTGACTTTGATGAGCTACGTGACAGTGATGACTTTCACAACTGGGCAAACGAACAACCCAAGTGGGTACAGGATGCTTTATACGAGAATCAGGATGATCCACAATCTGTAGTACGAGTTATAGACTTGTTTAAGATTGATAACAACATGGACACAAAGTCTAAAAAACGTAACACTAAAGATGCAGCATCACAAGTAAAAACTAAAAGAAATACTAAAATTGATGATGCAGGTGTTGCAGGACAGATACTAGAATCACAAGTACAAAAAATGTCTGCCCAAGAATATGAAGCAAAATCAGATGATATTATGGAAGCTATACGATCAGGTAAGTTTGTTTATGATATTTCTGGTGCTGCAAGATAAAAAACTCTTGACATAGTAAATTAACTAGATATAACTATGTTTATGAAGTAAAAGTGTAAAGCCCTAATACTATTAGCTACCTTTATATTTTTAAACACTAAGCCCAACTACTAAGATAAGAACTACCTAGTTAAGTATAGGCCCGACAACTTACACAAAGGCCAAAGTGTATGTTGTTCGCACCCTAGAACATCTAGCCTCTTTCAAAGTGTTACGCTTAATAACGTAAGCCAAACATCTATATGGAGGATTTAATCATGGCTTTTACATCAGCGTCAGGTTATGGGAATTTACCTAATGGTAATTTTAGCCCCGTAATCTACTCCAAACAGGTACAGCTTGCATTTCGCAAGTCTACCGTAGTAGGAGAAATTACTAACAGTGATTATTTTGGGGAGATTTCTGCACAAGGGGATACCGTCCAAATTATCAAGGAGCCTGAAATTTCGGTTCAGGCATATACCCGTGGTACGCAAGTCACAGCACAAGACTTAGACGATGAGGACTTTCAATTAACTATTGACAAAGCGAATTATTTTGCTTTTAAGATGGATGATATTGAGGAAGCTCACTCACATGTCAACTTCATGCAGCTTGCAACGGATCGTGCCGCATATCGTTTGTCTGATCAGTATGACCAAGACGTTCTAGGTTATCTATCAGGCTTTAAACAGTCTGCACTACATGGCTCACCAGATACAGCTAACACCACAGTAAATGGTTCTAAGTCTGTAACAACTGCTGGCTCAGATGAATTGTTGTCATCTATGAAGATCATCAAGTCTTCAATGGCTAACATCACAACTTCATCTGCAGGGGATCACTCTATCCCACTGACAGCACGTATGCCCGGTGCTACTTCACTGCCAACTGCAACAGCTTCACCAGCAATGGTTGTAGCTCGTATGGCTCGTTTACTTGATCAACAGCAAGTTGATACACAAGGAAGATGGCTGGTAGTGGACCCAGTTTTCATGGAGCTACTTCGTGATGAAGACAGCCGCTTTATGAACGCAGACTATGGTGAATCAGGTGGACTACGTAATGGCTTAGTCATTAACAACTTCCACGGTTTCCGTATGTACACATCATCAAATCTGCCAGCAGTAGGCGATGGTCCGGGTACATCAGGTACAGCCAACCAGAACACTAACTTTGGTGTGATTGTTGCTGGACACGATTCTGCTGTAGCAACTGCAGAGCAGATCAACAAAACGGAAACGTATCGTGACCCTGACAGCTTTGCTGACATTGTTCGTGGTATGCATCTATATGGTAGAAAGATACTTCGTCCAGAAGCTATCGTGACTGCCAAATATAACGCAGCGTAAGGGAGTATTTAGTTATGGCTACAATTACTATGTCAACCAACTCTGCTTCCACTTCCAACAACGGTGGAACAGGGAATAAAAAACTCCGTGGTGCTCTTACTGTATTGCAAAACGATATTGATATGGCTGATGCCATTTTGCAAAACGGTGGCACAGCTTTAGCAGCCAATGACATCATTCAAGCTATCGCTGTACCTACAAACACTATGATCCTACACGCAGGTTTCAAAGTGGTGACAGCAATGGAAGGTACTACTACCGACTCTGCTTTTCACATAGGTATCACAGGAACTGATGTAGACATCTTTGCTGCATCATTTGACTATGACGGTGCATCTGTTGGTGATCATACACCAGCAATTACATCTTCAGGCGTGTGTGGAAATCTACCAGTGTTTACTGCAGCAGCAGATACACTTGATGTAGAGATTCAAGCATCTAGTGGAACTATCACTGGTGGTATTTTACGTGTGTATGCAGTTTGCATTATCATGGATGATATCTCGCAGTCAGGTTCTGCAAATGAAGTGGACCGTGATCTACTTGCATAATGCAACTTGGGGGCTGGGCAACTGGCCCCCTTAGTACATCTTTAGGATAATAGTATGGCAGAATCATATCTTACGCTAACAAATAAATCACTTGTTAGAATGAACGAGGTAGAGCTAACATCCTCTAACTTTTCTGCATCTAGAGGTGTGCAAACACAAGCTAAAAACGCAGTGAACGACGCTATCAGATATATAAACCAAAGAGAGTTTGGCTATCCTTTTAATCATAGCTCGACTACAAAAACTCTTACTGCAGGTGTGACACGATACTCTTTACCTACCAGTGCAAAGTATATAGATTACAATACTGCTAGAATAAAAAAAGATACAGACTTAAATACTACAGGTAATAGTCTTACTAAGCTTAACTATAACGAATACATTTCTAGAGACTACGCTATTCAAGAGGATGACGTTTCTTCTACAACGCTAAATGGTTCACACTCAAGTTCTGTGACCACACTGACACTCACATCTACGAGTGGCTTTGCCTCTTCTGGTACAGTACATATAGGAGGTGAGCAAGTTACATACACAGGTACGACAGGTAACGATATAACAGGTTGTACCAGAGGAGCCAACAGCACCACTGCAGAAACACATGCTAGTGGTGTAACCGTAACACAATTTACTAAAGGTGGTATACCTAGATTTATAGTTAGAACATTAGATAATAATTATTTACTATATCCTTTCCCTGATAAACAATATGTTTTAACATTTGACTTTTTTACTTTTCCTTCTGATTTATCTGCTCATGGGGATACTACAACTATACCTGACAGGTTTGCACCAGTTGTTGTAGATGGTGCTGTTTCATACATATATCAATATCGTGGTGAACTACAACAGTATCAAGTAAACTTTGATAGGTTTCAACAAGGTATAAAAAATATGCAAACACTTGTGATAAACAAGTATGATTATGTAAGATCAACTCTTATGGGTGGAGACACAACAACATACAACCCTGTCCTAAGAGTATCTTAATATGCCAGATACATCAACTTTACAATCAACAACATTCAACTGTGAAGGTGGGCTAGTTTTAAACAAGTCCACTTTTATTATGCAACCCGGTCAAGCATTAGAGCTTGTAAACTTTGAGCCTGACATTAAAGGTGGCTACAGAAGAATAAATGGATTTCGCAAGTATGTAAATCATCAGATACCACAAACTAATAACGCATCAGAAAAAACTTTACTAACTTGTATTTTTGCTGATAGAGTTGTGGCTGCTCGTGGTGAAAGAATATTTACTGCAGGGTCTACAGAGTTAGGCTTAAAGGTACTGTCAAGCACAAGCATGACAGGCTCTGGTACACTTACTGTTGGCTCTACTGCAGGGTTTAGCACTAGCGGCACACTACAAATAAACGATGAACTATTTACTTATACAGGTATAAGCACTACTACTTTTACAGGCGTGACTCGTGCAACTACCAGTACCACAGCAGCCAATCATTCAGGAAATGATGTAGTATCAGAATCGTGGACACAAAGAGATACAGGTAGAACTAACGCAGGTAAGTATAACTTTGAGAGATTTAACTTTGATGGTAACGATAAACTAATATGTGTGGATGGTACTAACGCACCTGTAGTGTTTAACTCAGCTATGAGTGCAACAGATGTAAGCACTAGTGCAGTATCAGGCGCTAAGTTTGTGGCAGCACATAAGAACTTTATGTTCTACGCTGGTATGTCTAGCACCCCACAAGAGGTAGTATTTAGTGTTGCTCAAGATGAGGATGACTTTACATCTGGCTCTGGCGCTGGGAGCTTTAAAGTAGATGATACTATTGTAGGATTAAAAGCTTTCCGTAATGAGTTATTTATCTTTTGTGAGAACAGGATATTTAAACTATCAGGAACAGCAGCATCAAACTTTGTAGTAGAACCTGTAACTAGAAACATAGGATGCATTAACGGAGATACTATCCAAGAATATGCAGGTGACTTAATGTTTCTTGGGCCTGATGGTTTGAGAACAGTTGCTGGTACAGCTAGGATTGGTGACGTTGAACTTGGCACAGTTTCTAAAAACGTACAAGGTTTGTTTGATAAAAATATAGTAAGCTCTGATCTTTTTGAGAGTGTAACTATACCTGATAAAACACAATACAGGATATTCTTCTCTAAGTCTACAGTGACAGAAAGTAGAACTAGAGGTGTGATATGTGTGATGAGAGAGAACGGCTTTGAGTTCTCTGAGATACTAGGGATACGCCCATCTTGTACAGACTCTTTTATAACTTCAGGTGATGTAATAATATTACAAGGGTCTTTTGATGGGTATGTACACAGGCAAGAGAAAGGTAATACTTTCGATGGTACGACTATATTAGGGAGATACAGAGGTCCAGATTTAAGCTTTGGTGATGCAGGTATAAGAAAAGAAATGCACAGAGTCATACTTAACTATGAGCCTGAAGCTGCTATCAGTGCTAACCTAATATTACGCTACGACAATGAGAGTACAGGAGCAGCAAGACCTGCCCCATATGCTTTAACAACAGCCAACGTGGGTGCTCAGTACGGCTCTTCCACTTACAGCACATCATCATCTACGACACAGTTTGTTTATGGTGGAGCTACAAATCCTTTAGTTAGACAACCAGTAGAAGGATCAGGTTTTACTGTTGCACTAAAGGTAGACGATGATGGTGTATCTGCACCGTACTCTTTAAAGGGATTTCAATTAGAATATCAAGTAGGAGCTAGACGCTAATGGGTGCTACATATACAAGACAGTCCACCTTTGCAGATGGAGACATAATTCAAGCATCAGATTCTAATGATGAATTTGATCAGCTATTAGCTGCCTTTGCTGCTGGCAGTGGACATACACACGATGGCACAACTGGTGAAGGTGGTCCTATTAGTACAATGGCTGGTCACGCTTTAACATTTGGTGCAGGTACTTCAGGTACAGATATTGTTATTACGTTTGATGGTGAGACTAATGATGGTCAACTGAAGTGGATGGAGGATGAGGATTACTTTGAGTTCTCAGATGATTTACTTATTGCATCTACAGAAAAGATACAGTTTCGTGATACAGCTATATTTATTAACTCTAGTACAGATGGACAGCTTGACATTGACGCAGACACAGAACTAGAGATTACTGCACCTACCGTAGATATTAATGCTTCTACTGCAGTTACAGTTAGTAACGATCTTAAACTTGACAGTGATGCTGCTGTTCTAGGCTTTGGTGCTGATAATGATGTCACACTTACACATGTAGCTGATACCGGGCTGTTGTTAAACAGCACTATGGCTATCCAGTTCAACGATGCATCACAGTTTATAAATGCACCCAGCGCTACCGTACTAGACATAAACGCTACTGATGAGATAGAACTTAATGCAACACTAATAGATATAAACGGCAATGTTGATATATCAGGTACACTTACTGTTGCAGGTGCTTTAGACTTTGGTGATCTTGACATATCTAACGTAGGTAGTATTGCCCTTGATACAATTACTAATGATGGCACAGACATTACGCTAGACTCCTCTGGTGACATTATACTTGACGCAGATGGCGGTGACGTATTTGTAAAGGATGCAGGTACAACCTATGGCTCACTAACAAACAGTTCTGGCAACTTAGTAATTAAGTCAGGTACAACTACAGCCTTGACATTTAGTGGTGCTAATGCTACACTAGCAGGTGATCTTACTATTAGCGGTGATGACCTTACAATGGCTACCAATACTGCTGGCGCTCTACTTATCGCTGATGGTACAAACTTTAATCCTACCCTAGTAACTGCTTTATCAGAGATTAGTACAGCCGCAGATGATGATGTTCTTTTAGCTGTAGATACTTCAGGAGGAGGACTTAAAAAAGTTACACGTAGCACTATTATTGCAGGTACGGGTGTTTCTGGTAACATATCTAATATAGTTGAAGACACCTCTCCACAATTAGGTGCTAACTTAGATACTAACTCACACAACATATTAATTGATGATGCACACTTTATAGGAGATGAAAACGGCAACGAACAAATAGTCTTTCAAACTACTAGTTCTGCAGTCAATCAGTTTGATGTAACTAACGCTGCGACAGGTAATGCACCTAAATTATCTACAACAGGTG